ATATTAATATCCCTATTGTGGTACGTTCTTTTACTGCTGTGATAGATGTCGATATGGCTAATATTACAATGGGATAAAAAATATTATGTAAAGTCACACCATATTCAAAAAGTGTGTATCTTTGCTTTTAATTAGTAATTAGTCTAAATAAAGATGCTACCAATTGAGACACTAAAATTAATGCACCGCAAAACACTAAAAAGATTAGCGGCTAAAAATATGCAATATCGTGCATCGTGGAGTGATAAGATATGGGATAGAAAGTATGATAAGAAGTGGACAATCAAAAAGCATCTTTTTTTAATTGAGCAGTTTATAGACTTCTACCAAGATTATAAAACGCAATGCGAGTATAATAATTGGAGTTTTAAAGAGATGTACGACTTCTTTTCTATTCGTGCTGTATTCGACATGACAGTAAGACCAAATGTATTCAAGATGGATGAAAAGCGAAATAATATAAAAGACTTTCTTATATAGATTCAATCTAAATAACAGAGACTAAACAGAGAAGTATATGATATGGCTAAGAATAAAATTGATAACCTAGTTCCATTTGAAAAAGGGCAAAGCGGAAACCCAAACGGGAGACCTCGAAAGCTTTTTAGTGAGGTGTTAGTAGGACTTAAAGAGAAAGGCGGGGGTGTGGTAAAGGCGGCTAATGTTATAGAGGCTACTGAAATAGTATTAGCATTGAGCGAAGAGGAAATAGCAGAATTAGCTTATGATAAAACACAACCTTTGCTTTTGAGAATTGTAGCGGAACGATTACTAGATAGCGATAAACGATTTGAGGCAATGGAAATTCTTTTAAGCCGAGCGCATGGTAAGCCAAAACAAGCAGTTGAGCACAGCGGCGGCATAGATACTAATTTTACAGTAAGTCCAGTAGATACGGAATCAATCAGAGCGATATTTGAAAAGGTAAATGGAAGTAAAGATAATCAAGGCAAGTGATAGGCATTACCTAACGCCCGAAGTCAAAGCGGCTTTAAAAGCGGCGGGTTATATTCCTATTGTAGTCAATGATGTCTATATTCCGTACATTTGGGATAGGACACGATTTCAAAACTTTTACGGCGGCTCAGGTGGTGGTAAGTCTGATTTTGTGGCGGTTCGTTATTTGATATGGGCTTTGACTTACAAGTATTTTCGTTTGTTGTTTAGTCGAAAATTCAAGGAAACGATTAAGGATAGTCAATTTCTTTTATTGAAAGATGTGATAGCACGGGAGGAGTTAGGAGAATACTTTGAAGTAAAAGAACAGCCGATGGATATTAAGTGTCTTGTTAACGGTAACTTAATGCTTAGTGGCGGTCTTGATGACATTGAAAAGCTCAAAAGTATTTCAGATATTACAGACGTATGGTTAGAAGAGCCACTAGATAAGAGAGCAAGAGCATCTAGCGTAACACTAGCAGACTTTACAGAGTTAGACAGACGTGTTAGGACAATCAAATTAGACGGCGTTTTGACGCTTACATACAACCCCGTTAGAAAAGAATCATGGCTATACGAACAGTTTTTTGAGTTGAAAAACTTTGAGCCATGTATAAGAGTAAAGACAACGTATAGGGATAATGCTTTTACTTCACCAAACGAAATAGCAAAGTATAACCGACTAAAAGAGGTCGATGCGAATGAATGGGATGTTTACGCAAATGGTAATTGGGGAACGATAAAAGAGGGTTTAGTTTTTCCAGAATTTGAAGTGGTGGATGATTTTCCAGACGATTGTACGAAAGTTGGATGTGGTCAAGATTATGGCTTTTCAAACGACCCTAGTACAGGTGTTAGGTGTGGCGTTAGAGGGGATTATTTATATTGGGATGAGTTGTATTATGAAACGGGATTAATAACGCCGCAAATTGCAGAAAAATGGAAACAGGTAGTAAGACCTAACGAGGCTATTTATTCAGAAACAGCAAGCGGGGGAGATAGACTTAATGATGAGTTACGGCGAACTTACAGATTAAATGTGATTGATGTAAAGAAGGGACCAGGAAGTATTGAAACAGGTATAGAGCTAATTAAGCGATATAAGATACGAATAACACGGCGGTCTAAGAATCTTATCTATGAGATTAATAATTATACCTATAAGATGGTGCAAGGTAAGTCTATAAATATCCCTATTGATGATTATAACCACTTGCTAGACGCTGCTAGGTATTACGCTTTAATGGTATTAAATCCTACTAAACAAAATAGCGGGCGGTCACGTTCCGCAACAATCTAAATTTGAAAATGGAATTTACAGTTGAAAGACAAAAAACAAATAATCAATGCTCTACTTGTCCAAATATAGATGAGTGGAAGTCGGTTGTGACTATTGACGGCAAAACGGTAATATCAATGCATGGCTATGACCCTACGGACGAGCTAACAGAAAAGCAAGCTAAGTTATTGAGCGGTGATATGCAATTTACACGTCAAACTGAAATAAAAGGCAATTCATTCAGTGATGTAAAATCTGTAATGAGAGCTAATGATAAGCCTACACTAGAAAAAGAGCGGGTATTTGAAAAGGAAGTTGCTGCGCCCGTTGTTGAAAGTGTAAGTCTAGATGACGCCAAGGCAGCATTAGCAGAACTTGATAATGAAGTTAAACCTAGTCCTAATCAAATGGAATTAGACGCGCTAGCGGCGGAATTAGCAACCTTTGAGGCTATCCCAACTAAACAGCGCACTGATAAAGACCGAAGCGAAATTAAGCGCATTAAAAACAGAATTAACTACTTAAACAGAAAAGCATAATGATAAGCATTCAATTTGAGCACAAAGGTAAAGAATACGGCTTAGAGATTCCCGTCACACCTGACGAGGTTTCTATTGGTCAGTATTACGACTTCAAAAACCTACACCGTAAATACTTAGCTAGCGAAGCAGATGTAACAGTACAAGCGATGGCTAACTGCTTACAACCTATCTTTGGTGATGCTGTATTGTTTTTAGATTACTACGACGATAACCAAGGCATAGAGGAAGGTAAGGAATTGACTTTGCAAGCTTTATATAAACACTTTGTCGAAGTTTGTACTTATGAAGTGACCGATAAAAGTTTTATCGAGAATCAAGACTTTGAAGTAGAAATCAACGGCGAAAGTTACTACCTATTAGGCGACAGTACATTGCGTTTAGCTGGCATACCAACAGGGGATAAGATTTCGGTATATGAGGAAATCGAAGGTAAGATGGCAGAAGTCAAATTCAAAGAACTGTTAGACGGTGGCGAATATGACGAAACCGACTTAGCCTTTTCCTTTGATGCATCATTAGCGGCTATTCTATTGCGTAAGAAAGACGAACTATTGCCACTTGCACCCGCTGAACTAGACAAATTCATCGCAGAGCGTACGGCGTTTTTTGCTGAACACTTATCCTTAGGCATAGCGAAAGACTTACTTTTTTTTTTCGCAAAGAAACAGGAGCAATTGATAGCAATGACACGTTTAGCCCTTTTATCAACGGATATAAATCTCCCGTCCCAACCAAACAGGGCACAACGCAGGCAGACTTTGAAAGACAACAAGATAGCGAAGCGAGGTCGGAGTTCTTCCAACAGTACGCAAATTGGCGAAGTGCGTACATTAAAGGCTTAAAGTTCTACCCAAACATCGAAGCCGTCAAGCGTGCCAAGTATTGGGATTTGGCTTATTATTTATCACTGGACATTGCAACTAATATATAATGGATAGAGTAACTTTCAGGAATTTAATTCAATCAATCGTAGCTGCCTACCCTTCAACGGATAGGCAGCTTATGACATTTGCGGTTATATCGAGCGATGATGACTATAACAGCGATAACTTAGGCAAAGTAGAAGACGACCTTAACCAAGGCGATTTTTGGCAACGTGTTTTGGCTAATAATGACAATGACGTGAATAAACTAAGCATACTTTATCCTAGTGTGACCATTGCGAATAATACCGAAACGATTACGCCCGACACAAGTACGGTTTGCCAGGGGATTAGTAGTCGCTGGCTAATCGAGGTTGCAGACGTGATAGACGACAAAGTTAGCGAGGCGGACGGCACAATAAGCCAAAACCATAAGCAATACAGACCAAAAACGGTACTAGATAGAGATTTGATAACTCAATGTCGCTATATCATCCAACAAGTATTTGCAAGTGCATATAAGCACAATTTTCTAGTTGAGCCAATTGATATACGCTTATCGTACCAAAATAAAGATAATTTGCGCATAGCCTCATTTGAACTAACGTGGAATGATG